CCCACTCGCGCATCTTAGGCGAGCGCACGCTGGTGATCTGGCCCTCGGTCACCTCGGCCACGATCTGCTGGATTTCTTCTGTCTCAGCGGCGGCAAAGCGCACGGCAGCGGCGCACAGCGGGGCGTCCACCAGCACGCCACGGTCGTTGATGCGCTCGTTGACGTGGTAGTCAGACAGTTCTTGATCGGACAGTGGCCGCATGGCTTGGCTGATAGCACGCATGGCGCGCACGTCCTGTTCGCAGTACGCCACCATCTCGGCCATAAGGGCGGCGTCCTCACGGAACGGCGGCACGCACAGCAGCCGGATCAACTGACTTCCACGATGGTCTTTCTTCATGCTGGCGCCAGCGAACCGGCCAGCGTCCTCAAGCGAGCCAGGCGCACAGTTGGCTCTGGCCTGCGAGGCGGTGCAATAGAACTGTTCCAGCTTGAAGTTGATCTGCAAGACATACCAGAAGATCAAGCGCTCAAAGGCCGCGTTGTGGGCGTAGATCAGGCCGGCGTAGTCTTTGACTTTAGACGGGAACGGCTGGCTGGGTAGCCAAGTCTGCACCTCGCCCTCGTCAAAGGCGTAGGACATGCACAGCACCTCGGTCGATGCGTGTTGGGCGTAGTTGTAGACGCCGTGCTTTTTAAGGTCACAGTGGCTGCGGGTTTCGAAGTCTAGGTAGAGCATTTTCCAATGCCCACTCTTGCGAATGGGCATCAGGAAAGGCTTACGCTGCGCGGCGGCGGCGTCCGGCTGGTGCTGGCGCTTCATCAGCGGGTACAGCTTCAGCCTCTGCGGGCTTTTCATCCGCATCCATACCAACCCACTCAACCACGCTAAACACTGGCGTGTAAATCTTGCCGTAGCTTTTGTGCGCGTAGTGGTCTTTCTTCAGCTTGATGATAGCCACTGGCTTGGTCTGATCCTTCTCGACTTGCTCGGCCAAGGCGACTGCCAAGGCTTGCACGGCGCGCTTGCCGCCCACGCTGGTGGTGGTGAACCGCGCTTCCATGCCCTTGTCTTCACCAGACAAGCACTTGAGCGACATGCCGACTTGCGTCTCCCAGCCCTTCTTGGCGCTAGGCGGTGCAATGTCAAGTTCAGGCAGTGGCTGGCTTACGCTTGCCATCTTCTCGCCTAACACTTCACCGTCACCCCAAGCGATAAAGCCGTGGACAAACGAGAAAGGATTGACGGCCCAGGTGGCTTCATCTTCGACTTCGGTCTGATCAGCGCCGAACACCCAATGGCCGGTCTTGTCCATCTTGAGGATGACAACGCCGGCTGGGCCAACATCAGTGGCGATAGAACGCAGGGAAGTAGCGAGGGAGGAGACTGCTGGAAGGCCAGCGGATTTGAAAACTGTCAGTGACATGATTTTACCTTTACATTATTTTAGAAAGAGCGGCGTTTAACTGCTGCCCGATTAGTACAACTGCTGGCCGAGGATCGCTCTCCGGTGCAATTGTGTTACCCGAACTGATCGCTACTGTCAGCCCGTCAGGCAGCTTGAGTTTCTGCGCTTTAAGCAGCTTCTCGGCAGCAGCCGGACTGACCAACTTCGTCTCGATCACTTCAGATTCTTTGAGGTGCTGGAGCAGCGCCGCCTTGGCGTCCTCCTCCTTCACCCACGATCTTGTGGCCCGCTTGGGCACCATCTTCCAGCCCGTAACGGGCTTGCCCTTCTTCATCATCTCCTCGGCCAAAGCGCGAAGGTCTTTGATCCACGTTTCCAAGAGGTCTGCATTGTGTAGATACGCGCCGATCTTGTCAACGTCTATCTTATCCATCTTGATCGCAACAGCGCGGTCAACGGCGCCGGTCATTATCGGGCACACCGGCTTGGCAGCGCACCAGCGGCAGTGGTCGCCGTTCTTCAGGGGCGCGTCAGCCAGACCGGCTGCGGTGACCGCCTTGACCAGATCACGCTCAAACTGTTCGATACGGGCGCGTGTGGTCGTCCAGCGTTTGATCTCTGGCGGCTGGATGATGATCAGTTCGATCTCTGTTGCGCCGTCAAACACCCACTGCGCCTCGGGGGTACGCATGCTGGCGGCGGCGTAGAACATCAGTTGTTCGTTTTCTTCAGCCGACACGGCAACGCCAGTGCCAAACTTCCAATCCAAAATGATCGCCTTGCTGCCGATGCGGCCCATCAGGTCGGTCGAGCCAAAGACACCAGGCAGCAGATCACCAAAGCCGACACGCGTCTCGACTTCGTACTCCATTGTCTTTTCAGGGTCTACTTCATCGAGCAACGACAGGCCCACCATGATCTTCTCGTCGTAGAGGTCTTGCGTCAGCACTTGGTCTTTGTATTGCGTGCCGATCACGTCGACGCTTTGGTCTTCCAAGATGGCGCTGATGGCGTTGTGTAGCAGCGTGCCTTGGTCGGCGTGGCTGTTGCTGGGCTTGGGTGGCATCTTCTGCACCAAGGCTACTGAGCCTGGGCAGGCCATTACGCGCTTGGCTGACGAGCCGCCTACGATGTTACTGTGCTGCATCTTCTTCTCTCGTAATGATGACAACAGTTTCAGGCAAATAAATAGCGTCTTGAATGAACGCTAACTTTGCGTAGGGCGCGATGTCGTTAACGTGATCCAAGATGATCTTAACGATCTCGGCGCGGGTGAACTCTAGCTTCATTTTTACTTGCCTCCAATCTTTAACATGCAATCAATCTGCACGTTCTGCGATTTAAATACGTCAATGAGCTTGTCAAACGCTTTAGCGTTAGCAAGCAAACCATCAGCAACGGTTTGTACGGCTTCCGTTGCTGCCGCGTCCCATTTGACGCCATAAAACTGGCAGTTTTGTACGGTTGTGGGGGCTTGAGGTTTGGCTTTCATGTTGACTCCAATTTAGTTGATGAGGCGTTCAGTGTAGCATAAAAAATAAAAGTGTGCTAAACTTTTTTACATGCTTGAAAAACAAATCGAACGCTACCTTGTTGATCGTGTCAAAGCGGTTGGCGGTGTGGCCTACAAATTCACCAGCCCCGCGCACCGTGGTGTGGCTGACCGTATCGTCTGCTTTCCCAACGGCCAGACATGGTTCGTTGAGGTCAAGACCGAAAGCGGCAGGCTGTCGCCCTTGCAGAAGGTTTTCATGTCGGACATGGCACGCATGAAACAGAACTACGTATGCCTGTGGAACAAGGATCAGATCAATGGGTGGCTTAATGAAGTTGCGTGATTACCAAGAACAGGCCGTTGACTTCCTGTATGAACACGACCGCGCCATGATCTTGGCGCCCGTGGGCGCAGGCAAGACGGCCATCACGCTGACAGCCATGCAGGCGATGCTGGCCGACCGCGTGGTCGAGCGCTTCTTAGTGCTAGCGCCCAAGCGCGTCTGCACGGACGTGTGGCCGATCGAGCAGCCCAAGTGGGCGCCGAGTCTGACGCTGGCCGTGGCGGTGGGCACGCCTGCACAGCGCAAGGCGGCGCTTGGCGGCGGCGCGCAGATCATCGTGACCAACTACGACAACATACAGTGGCTAGCGACACAGAACCTAGCGCACATTGACGGCATCGTCTACGACGAGTTGACCAAGCTGAAGAACCCGTCCGGCGCTAGGTTCAAGGCGCTGAACAAGGTCATCGACAAGATCAACATCCGCTGGGGCTTGACCGGCAGCTTTACCAGCAACGGGCTGGAGGATGTGTTCGGCCAGTGCAAGATTGTTGATCAGTCGCTGCTTGGCCGTAGCAAGGGCGCGTTCCAGCAGCAGTACTTCATCCTGATCAACAAAGAGTACGGCGATTGGGCACCGCGCCCTGGCTCACTGGCGCAAGTCATGGAGCGCATCAAGCCGGCCACCTACCTACTGGAGCCAGGCGACTACAAAGACACGCTGCCGCCGCTGTACACGGTCGAGTTGCGCTGCGACATGGACATGACGGACTACAACACCATGAAGAAAGACTTTGTGCTGAATGATGTGGTGGCGGTCAACGCGGCTGTCGTGACGCAGAAGCTGCAACAGATGGCAAGCGGGTTCCTGTACACCGACAATGGCCCCGTCTGGCTATCTAGCCATAAATTTGACCGCCTTGAGGAATTGCTTGATGAAAACCAACACACCAACACCATCCTTGTCTATCAATACCAAGAAGAACTCGCCGAGATTAAGCGACGTTTTACCGTTACGACCCTTGATGACGTGGGCGCAATTGAGCGATGGAATGACGGCAAAGTCAGACTACTCGCAGTCCACCCAAAGTCAGCCGGACACGGCCTCAACCTCCAGCACGGCGGGCACCACATCGTGTTCTTGTCGCTGCCGTGGTCGCTGGAACTCTACGAGCAGACCATCGGGCGGCTGCACCGCAGCGGCCAGAAGAATGCGGTCTGGTGCTACGTCATGCTGACGCACAAGACGGTTGACGAGAAGATTTGGGGCGCGCTACACGACAAGCGCACATTGTCGGACATTGCATTGGAGGCTTTGAAATGAGACGGATTGATTTATGGAAGGCGCAGCTAAAGGCGGCGCTGGCTGAGATGAAGATACGGCAGAGGGAGGCAAACGCGGCAACGCGCACTGTCGCCAGGTTGGACAAAATAATTATTAAGCTAGAAAGGAAGATTTATGACTACATGGCGAAGTCTTAACGCAGAACTGCGGACACTGACCGAGGTGCAAGTGCTGGAGATGCTGACGGAGGAGCGCAAGAACCAGCGCCGCGTGTCGGTTTTGGAGCGCCTGCACCAACGCTACAACACGCTGCGGGTCAGCCGCGAACGGATCGAACTACTACAGGAGGCAAAACATGTTTAAGTACATCTGGACTGAGTTGCGGTTGATGATGAAGACCGTTACGCCAGCGCAGGCGGTGGCGCATGAGTTGATGCACGCAGAGCACGAACTGCTGCAAGCCGAGAGCGCCGTCGAATACGCGACTTCGCTGGTGACTTACAACAAGAACCGCGTCAAGCGGCTGAAGGCGTATCTGGGCAAGACTGAGGAGGTGGCGACATGACCAGGATGTGCGACACGGGGTATCGTGAATGCCCACGCCAGCCGACTTGCGGCATGGACTGCCACTTCACCACGGCAGGGCTTGAGCCAGAGACTCGCAAGATCGCGCCGTATCCTATCGTGCCTGCCGACATCGAACCCGTGTCAGACACTTGGCAGATGATCGGCAGTGTTGTCGTTGGCTTTGTGCTGGTGGCACTGGTGGTGATAGCAGCCCTGTTTTTCTTCACGGGGTTTTACATTTGGAGTCTGCTGGTATGAAACAAGAAGACATCATCCGCATGGCGCGTGAGGCTGGGATTATTCATCCAGAGATGGTGGATAAAACCCTTGAACGCTTTGCCGCCCTTGTCCGCGCTGATGAGCGTGAGCGCATCATTGCCGCAAATGCACCTGAGATAGAAAAAACTAACGCGCACATCAAAATGCTAGAAGATGAAATTGCCGTCATCCGAGCAAGGGGACAAGCATGACTAAAGACGAAGCACTGAAGCTGGCGCTGGAGGCGCTGACACACTTGCACCCCACCGCGCTGACAAGTTTTTATACAATTGGTGACCGAGACAAAGCCATCACCGCCATCAAGCAAGCCCTTGCAGCACCTGTGCGGGAGCCTGTTGCAAACCATTACGTTGACGGCGGTCACCTTGTTTACCCTACAGCACAGCGCACATGGGTTGGGCTGACAAATAACGAACTTCAGCCAATTGCGGATGAGTACCGAATTCTGTTTGGCGGGTGGGTTGAAGACTTTGCCCGAGCCATTGAAGACAAGCTAAAGGAGAAGAACACTTGAAGTGCCCAACTTGCAACACATGGACAACTGTCAGCGAGACTAGAAACAAGGAAGGCTATACACTACGCCGCCGAGAGTGCGGCAACGGCCATAAATTCATAACGGAAGAACATGTCAAACTTCAAAACTTGGACTCAAGAAAACCTAGCACAGTTCGCGCAAGCGGCAAGCGACAAGATGGTTGAGCAAGACGACCGGATTCAGCAGCTTCAGTGCGACCTCAAGGACGCCATTGAGGCGTACCGAGCGCTTATGCGAAAGGTCGAGTCCCAGCGCGGTCAATGATCAGCGCCTGACGGCGAGGGTAGGGGCTGATGCTGATGTGCGTCCAAGCGTCAAACTCACGGATGATCTGGTCAAACTGCAAGTCAGACGCAATGATGGCGCGCACAACTTGGTCTGGTGTCATGCCTGGCACCTTGAAGTCAGCCGCGTAGCCTAGACGGTGCTGGCTGGTGTCCTTGCTGCCTACGCTGTCGTTGACTTGCTTTGACCGGAAGGCGCTGTTGATCATAATCGGCTTGCCGTCCAGCGTGGTCTTGACTTGCTCCAAGAACTCAGCCAGCTTTTGCAAGTTGGCGAGTTCTTTTTCGTTGGGCGTGTTGTCGAACTGGCGGTGGCTGGTGGCGGTCAGTTCCGCAAGGGTAAAGTGTGGTGTCATTTTTTGCTCTTCATGTCCATAATTTTTTCAAGCGTGCGGCCACCGAAGTAGAAACTCATCACAAGCATGCCCCACTGGCCCAGCAGAGTGACGTAGACTTCGTTGGCATCTAGTTTGAAGGCGCTCATCATGGCAAACACGAAGTAGCCAATGAAGATAGCGACCAGCGTCATGGGCCTGATGTTCTTGGACAGCCAAGAGTCGCTGCTCATGTCCGACTTGAGCCGGTCAGTCAGGTTGTTTTGCTCGGTCTTGTACAAGTCCGTGTCGTTCGCCATCTTGGCTAACTCGCCGTCTTGCGCCATTTTGGTCAGTTCAAACTGGGCCTTGGCTTTGGCTTCTGGGTCAGGAATCAGTTTGTCGATGAGCTTACCGCCCACGTTTAGAAGTGCATCTAGTCCAATCATTGTTTACTCCTTGATAACATGGTTGCTGCGATTTGAAGCATGGCGCGGGTGCTGTCCATGTCTTCAGGCTGAGTAGCCCAGCCGACTGTGATCTGCCCAACAAAGCGTCCAGGCTCCGGCGGCACACTGATGCGGCAAGTGTAGGCCACGCCCTTGGCGATGTACCACAAGCCCATCTCCGACTGCGCCGATTTGTATTCGCTGCATGGAATCTCGTTTGCCATCAGCTTGACAACATCAGCGTTGTTGGCGGCGTTCTGGGTGAACAGGCCAACGTCCAGCCCGTCATTTGTTTTGTCCCTGCCGTTCTTTCCATAGGCGCGGTACAGAACCCGAGTGCCGAACATGCTGTTGACTTTGAAGACCGCGACCACCAGCGCGCCAGACTGCTTAAATAGGTGGGCGGCGGCGTCCTCTACGCGGTCTTCAGCAATGCTCGGAATCTTCTTGGACTCCTTGTAGGCGCCGATCAGAAGTTCTTGGTTCGTGTATACAAAGTAGCCGGCGAAGGTCAGGACGGCCATGAGCACCATTGCGAACAGCCGGAAGGGGCTGCTGACATACGCCAGCACCTTGTCAACTAGGCTAAGTTGCTCGGCGCTCATCTTTGCTGCTCAAGAATGCCGAGGCTAAAATAAAGGATGATGCCGAGCAAGCCAAAGAAGACAAGCGCCAACAGCGTAAGCTCAACCGCCTCATCCATTTCTGCTTTGCGCTTGTTCGCAGCCTCACGCTCACGTCTGGCGTCATGGGCCGACTCCACGTCCATCGCTGCCGCCCTAGACTTGATCTTGTTCCAGACGTCTATTTTCCCCGCCTGCATAAACAGGAGTTGCAACTCGTCCTCAAAGCGTTTGGCCTGATCCAAGGCCATTTCAATCTGGATGGCCGTGCCCATTGACGACTTGGACTTCTTGGCCTGAACAGCGGCTTTAGTGGCGGTGGACTTGGCGTCAAAGTACTTGCCCAGCACAGGCCCGAGCGACGATACATCGTCAACAGTTTTGCTGACCTTCTTGATCAGCGCGACCGCTGCCTGAATGCCTGCTAGCGCGGTAAGCGGGTCGATCATTTCTTCTCCCGCCACTGCAAGCACCAGACCTCTTTGCGGTCAGACGACCACGACCACCTCACGCACTCAAAAACTGGCGCTGTGATTGCCGGTGGTGGTGGAGGTAAGGCGTCCATATATCACTTGTCGGCCTTGGCTTCCAGCTTGTCAAAGATTTTACTGAGCATCTCTTTGATCTCGCGGGTGTCTTCGCGGTAGTCGTTGCGGGCCACGTAGGTGGTGGGCATCGCCCGCACGTCAGTGTCCAAGCGTTCTAGCGACCTAGTGATGCTGTTGAGCGTCCACCCGCCAAAGAAAGACGCCAGAACAACCGCGCCGTTGAACAAGACTTGGTAATCCATTATGGTCGTCCAGGCGCCATGTTGTTAAGCTGGATGCGGTTTTCGTTTGGCGGTGCAAGCGCGTTTGTAGCCCCGATAGCCGCCGCGCCCACTGACTTTTGCGCCCAACTCTTAGGGTCTGAAATAAGTTTCAGCACACGAACGCGCTCGGAAGCAGGCAGTGTATCCAACAGCGCCGCCGCGCCTTCTGGCGTCTTCATGGCCTCAGTCAATGTACCCAGCGTTTTCTTGCCAATCTTGTTTTCCAAAATTGACAACGCCTTGTTTGTCGTCGCCGCCACTGCGGTGATGTAGGACGGCAAGCGCATCTTGGACATGTTATCGAGCAGCAACTGTTTGAGCGCGTCTTGACCGCCAGCAACTTGTGATGCTATTTTGGCATCACGTAACACTTTAGCCGCTTGGTCTTGCAGCACATTGAGCGTGTTCTCGCTGACTTCTTTGGCGATGTCGTAGCTGCCAGGGCCAAGAATCTTTTCAACGGCCTCTGGTGTTTCGCCCTGCACCAGCTTAACAAACGCATCCTTGTTAGTCTTGAACAAGTTAAGCGCCTCACCAGTCAATTTGCGTTCGGCAATCTGACGCGACCCCTTGGCGTAGTCGGCCAAGTATTGTTTGTAGCCTACGCCGCCAGCCGCCTCAAGGGCATCGTCAATCAGAGGCTTGACTTTAGACAGCACGCCGGCTGCAAGGTTGCGCTGTGTGGTGGCATCAACGCCTGGGCGCAACTGCTGAATGGCCGCGTTGACAGAGTTCTTGCGGATGGCGTCCAAGGCCACGGCGTCAATCACACCGCCACTGCCAGTCCATTTGGCGATGTCATCGGCAACATTCTTAGCCGCGCCAGCCAGCAAATCGTTACCCGCAAACTCAGGCTTGTTGGCTACGCCGGCAATGCTTTGGGCTATCTTTGCGCCTTCTAGCGGCTTGATGCCAACTGCCCGCAGCGCGTCAGCCGCGCCTTGAGCAAACCGAGCGCCTTGGCCCAAGTCCAGCGAAGCGTTGGCAGCGCCCGTGGCCCACTCGTCGGCCATCTTAGCCAGATCGCCTTTGTAGGTGTACTTGGTGAAGCCAACAGGCACGCCTTTTTTAATCAGTTCAAGCCGGCCAGCCGCTTCGGCCAAGTTGCCCGCGTTAATTAGCCGGCGAACATTAGCAACTTCTTGTGCCGCTTCGGCGCTCAACTTGCCAGCCTGCGCTTCAAACGCAACAACATCTTTGCCCAAGTTGGCGCGGTTAAGCGCCGCCTCACGCATTGGCGTGGTGGTCTGCGCCAACGCTTTTTTGGCGGCTTCCGCTGTAGCGCGGGTTTCAGTAGCCGTAGCACCACCAGCCAGTTTAGCTAGCGCGTTCAACGACACTTCGCCTTGGGATTGCTCAAGCGCCGCAAGGAATCGCGGATCACGCTTGGTTACCCGATCAACAAGCGCTTGAAAAGTAGGGCTGTTGATGTCGGCGGCTGCTTGACCAGCAGTTAAAGGCTGGCCTTTTGCGGCCTTGAGCGCGTTCAGCACTTCCGGCAAATCTGGGCCAAGAGCGTTACGGGCAATCTCTGCGGCTTTTTGTTTTGGAATCTGGCGCATATCGGCAATCTTGCCGCCAACGTAGCCAAGCCCTTGGCCCACCACACGGCCACCGGCCTCAAACGTAGCGCCTTCAAGAACATTACGAATAGGCTCTACGACTTGTGCGGCGCCTTGTCGCGGTGCTTTACCACCAATGTAGATGTCGGCTAAGTTAAGCGCTTCTTTAGCCATGCCATAGCCAAGCCCCGCGCCGCCTACGGCGCCGGTAACTGTGCCAACACCAGGCGCTACCAGAGTACCCGCGCCAGCGCCAATTAAACCGCCGCCAGCCGCGCCCAACATTTCAACCGTAGGGGCGACAAACTCACGAACGCGCTCGTATGTTGTAGGTGGCTTACGTTCAGCCGGAATGCCACTGCTAGGCGCGGCAGCAACGGGCGCTGCCGTCAACCCAAACTTGCTACGGATAGCTAGTTGAGTCTCGGGGTTTGCGTTTACAAAGTTTGGGTCTTGCGGTGCAAACTTGTCAAAAATAGCCTGCTTAGTGGCCGCGTTTGCGCCAGTGTAGTTAGGGTCGCTAAGAAGGGAAGCCAAGCCAGCCATATCAATCCTTATTTCAGGAGCGGATTGTTGGTGTCAACGCCGCCGCCACCTGCCGGCGCGGCCATATCGGCAGAACCAAACTGATTTTTGCGGGCTTCCATCAAACGTATGATTTCATTCGCGGCGGCTTTGCGGATTTTTGTTGGCAACGATGGGTTAGCCAACTCACCTGCCGCTGCTTTGTAGGACTGCGTGTCTTTGTCAGACTGCGGGCCTTCAAACCGAGGCACCATCTTAAGAACCAGATCAGCAATGGGTGCGAGTTGACCGGCAGCAATTGCGCCTTCTGGGGCTTGACCAAAAAAGCCAGCGCCTACATCATACAAACGGCCAGCACCGCTGCCGGTAGATTTATCAATTAACCCGCCAACTTTGACCGCATCTTTCAATTCAAAAATGGCTTGGTTAATGTCTTTGCCCATCTGAACTTTTTGCGCTGCTGTTTTTTCAGCAAACGGCGAAAGTTTTCCTTTAGCCGTTGCACCGCCAACAGTAGACGGCGTGATCACGCCGGTATCCATGTTTACGATACCAAGGCTACCGTCACTGAGCGTCACTTGCTGTGTCCGTGGCGCTGCCTCGGGGCGCGGCGCGCGGGTAGCCGCGGCGCGGTCTTGCAAAAATTTCATAAATGCAGGGTCTGTTTTAGCGCGCTCAAATTCCGCAACGCTTACTGGCGGCGCGGCGGGCGCGGCGGTAACTGTTCCAACGCTGCCCTCTACTGGCGTTGAAACGCCGCCAAAAGCTGGAGTGCTTAATATCCGTGCAGTGCCGCCAAGAGTTTGTGGCGTCAAAACGGGTTTCAACTCGCTTGCGCTTGCGCCTTGGCTAGCCATAAACGCGCGCCGCTCACCAACTGGCATAGCCAAAATTCTGTCAACATTTGCGCCCAGCCTTAATTTTTCAGGCTCGGTAAATAGCGGGTTAGCCAGCAAATCTTCTTTAAACGCGGTAAGGTTTGCATCAGAAGGATTTTGGCTTGTGTCACGTTTTGCTTGGGCAATAAAATCGCCTTTAGCTTTTTGAACTTTAAACGCAGCTTCGCGTTGCGTTAGCGCTGCTGTGTCTTGCTTGGTCAAAGCCTCGCCATACGCCAAACCAGTTTTGCCGTATCGCGCTAACCCAGCCCGCGTTTGCGGGTTAGCTAAGTCAGCTTGTGCCAAGTAATTACGCAAGCCTTCTTCTTCGGTACGCGCGCGTTCGTACTCTTGCATCTTCAGCGCGTTCAGTTCTTGCGCTTGTCTGCCGCCTTGAATCTGTTGGATGGCGGCATAGTCAGCCAGCGCGTTCTGTTGCGGCAGTTCTACGCCGCGAAAACTCATCGCAATGTTGGGGTTTACGAGTGCCATGATTAGTAAGACCCTTCACCTAATTGTTCTAGCCCTGGCTGTTGTTGGCCGATAGCCCGTTGCAATAGCGCGTTGCGCTGTTGCCCTTGGCTGTAGTTCAAATATTGATTTAGACCCTGCGACAAAGCGTTTGCGCCGCCCATGTAACCAGAGGCACGGGCCTGCGCCCCCGCGCCAATAGCCTCACCTACATTGCTTGCCATTGTTTGACCGGCAGCGCCCAGTTGGGCTACAGAAGTCTGACCGACACCGGCCAAAGATTGCAGCGGATTAAGACGAGCCTGACGCTCAGTCTGGTAGCGATTAAAAGCGTTGGTGTACTCTTGGCTACCCATCTCTTGGCCGTAGCGTTGCGCGGCCTTCAGAGCGCCGCCAGAGATCAGGCCACCACGGGCAGCGGCTTGACGATCAAGTGCCTTCTGGCCTTCTGACAAACGAAAGCCGTAGCCAGGGTCAGCAGTAAACTGCTGCATGCCAAACGGCGTGTACCTAGACGCTGCTTCGAGTTCTGGCAATGCGCGAACACCGGCCTCACGAAACGGGGCTTGCAGTTCAACTTGACGCTCAAATTGTTCGCGTTGCAGTTCAGCCGCGCGATCAGCCGCACTGGCTTGCGTGCTTGCCGCGCTCCTAGCCGAACTAGCACCAATTGCGGCGCTTGCGACTGTTGCTGCTGCTATCCATCCGGCCATATTATTTCCCCTTGCGTTGCATTTTACGCGCTACCACATCACAGATGTCGTAGGTAAATTTGTTTGCTGTATCCAACCCAATTTGGTACAAAAAAGCACGGTAAGCAATTTTTGCTTTTTGTGCTTCTGTCCGACTATCGCCAAGCCCGCACTCGGGCACCACATACAAACGGTCTTCAAGTTCGGCAATGTCGGTGCAGTCGTCTGGATTGTCGTAAACATCAACCCACACCACTTCATCCTCAAACACTCTACCCGCCCGTTGCATACCTGCGGCAGCTTCAAATTCGCAAGGGCCGGTGAGCACTTTTACGCCGTCTTCTGTATTTACCGCAATTGTGCCTTTTTCTAGCCGAACGCGATAGGGCGTTTTGTGTTCCGCGCCCGTCAACACGACCCAAGGCGGGATCGTAATCTTGCGCTCGTAAACTTTTGGCAAAAACGTATGCTCTGTAACAATGTCCGCTTGCGGCATTTTAAGCAATTCATCTTGCAGCGCCAACACCTTGTCCGGCGTAACTTCCGCAAGGTTAAATTCTTGACCGCAAGCTAATTGCATCAGATTATTCCAAAAGCAGGTTGTTGTTGGATGCAGCTTGCATGATGACCCAATTTGTGCCGTCTGACACCATTGTCGCCCAATTTCCCACAACCGCCAAGAGGATCGCCGTTCCAGCCGAAGTGCTGTCAATTGGCACAACATTGCTGGATGCCGAGACAAGCGTTTGCGCCTGCATGTTCTTAAAAACTAACTGGCGCCCCACCCATGAAGCGGCTGCTGGCAGTGTGACCGTACAGGTTGAGCCTGACTTGTTGTTGATCAACCAGGTTTCGCCGTCGGCGACTGTAAAGTCAGCGGTCTTGGTGACCGGCGCAGCAACGCCTTGGTAGTCCGTATTAGCCACCGCAGCCGAGATGGCCGTGCCGTTGCCCTTGAGCAAGCCGGTGACGGTGGTGCTTAACGTGATTGCTGGCGTGGTGGTGGCCGTTGCCACCGTACCGGCCAGGCCATTGGCCGAGACAACCGACACGCTGGTAACCGTACCGCTGGTTGCTGGCGCGGCCCAAGTGGGGGCACTGCCTGTAGTAGCCGTTAGCACTTGGCCTGTTGTACCGGCAGCGGTAAAGGCATACGCCGTACCCGTACCATAGGCAACACCATTGGCTGTAGGAGTTGCTGTGCCATTTGTGCCACCGTTGGCAATAGGCAAAACACCACTGACATGGGTTGTCAGGCCAATTTTGCCCCACGCTGGCGCGACGCCCACGCCGCCCGAGATAAGCGCATTGCCAATAGCAACATCAGGCAGTTTTGCCAAAGTAGTTGTTGTGTTGGCGTACAACAGATCGCCGACAGCATAAGAGCCAAACCCTGTGCCGCCATTGGCCGCAATCAGCGTCCCTGCCAGCGTCACAGCGCCCGTGGTGGCCGCTGCGGGAGTCAGACCAGTAGCGCCGCCTGCAAACGACAGCACGCCCGTGTTGGCAACGGTGATTGTTCCAGCCCCGTTGGTGACTGATATGCCAGCACTAGTGCCTAGCGTGTTAAGGGTATACCCTGTGCCATTGCCGATCAGCAGTTGGCCGTTAGTAGGGATAGTACTTAGCCCTGTGCCGCCATTGGTAACCGGCGTGATGCCAAGCGCCCCGCCAGTAATGTTGTAGATGTTGTAGAACCAGCGATACCACTCACGCGAAACCGCCCCTGTGCGCTCGTCAGTAAGCGGCACGCGAGGCGGCGTGATCTGGGTATTAAGGTTAGGCATTGGTCGGGCTTATGATCAATTCCGCACCCATGATCGCTATTTTGTTAGGGTCAGTGCCTGAAAGTTCATAGACCCTATCGCGCAGCTTTAGGGTCATGCCCAGCCGCCGCCAAAAGGTTCGGTGCCCATACGCGCCAATTTTGCCGATCTTTGACCAGTGTTCGTTTGACCATGTGTGACCGCCGTCATCCGACCAGCGCAACATGACTTCGGGGTCAGAACCTTGGCCGGTATTTAGCCCCACGCCCGTCTCGCAATCAAGTTGCAGGCTGTGATGCGCGGTGCGCTTCAGGTTGTTCTGGCCGGTGGGCAGCGCCCGCCACGACCGCAGCCACTTTTGGATGTCGCCATTGTCAGCGTACACATCCAAGTCAAATGTGTAGATATTGCCGTTTGCAAAGTCGCCAACGATAATGTTGCCGCCAAAGTTGCACTGGCAATTGCTGCGGTGCCTCATAAATTCGCCATCAACAAAGCCAGCGCGTTCGTGCCAGGCTTGCGTGGCTACGTCGTACACCCAAGTGGCGTTGCCGCTTGGAAAGGTCAACACATAAAAAGCGTGGCCTTCTTGCTGGTAGGTGTAAGCAATCGCGTCCGAAATATTGCCGTACTGAGCAATGGCGTACTCTACCGCATGGGTTGAAATGCGAACACCAGTATAGCCGTTGGCGCGGTAGACGATGCCTTGCCCACGGGCGTCTGTGCCTAGCCAGAACAGGCCGTTGTCCATCTTGGCGATGGTGTACGCCGACACGCAGCCAATCTCGTTAAACGCGCCTTGGATGCGCTGCAAAGGGAAGTCAGCCGCGCCAGAGTCGTACCAAACTTCAACTGAATCAGTGCCAAACACCCACAGTTCGCGGTGGTCGGCAATAAGGCCCACCACGCCGTCTGGAGAGCCTTCAGCGCTTGCAAAGTCCAGCGGGTCAACGGATGTGCCATCTAGCAACTGCGACACCCAGATAATCTGGCTGTCAGGCTGGTTGAAGACAAAGTAGCCGTCAAGGTAGGCCACGGTTACCGCGCCGGCAAAGTCAGGGTCGGTGATCTGGGCAAATACGTTGGTGGTTTCGTTGTAGATGTAACTTGGCCCATTGGCCGCAATGAACAATTGCGTGCCGTTGTCTGCAATGGACACAGGGCCGGTGCCGGCCACGGTGCCTAACAATGTGGGCGTAGCGGTCAAGCCAGTGACTTTGTAAAATTCATTGCCCGACACGACATAGAAGTCGCTGCCGTTGGTCTGGTGCGCCCACAGGCCGCGAATAGGGCCGGTGCCTATGGTCTGTTGAAACTGTAACCCTGGCGCACGGTTAAGAAACCCAGCCTCTTTGCCGCCTTCTGGGATGACTTCGGGAAACAGATTGACCATGCGGTTGTCCGCAGCGTTGATGCTGCGGGCCACATAGCTGGAGCCAAGAATCGGCGTTTTCATCAGTAGTTGCCAGCATAGATGTTAAAGCGCTGCCGAGTCGCTACGATGGCATATGGCATCGACATCACATCGTCAGGGTTGTTGATGCGTTTCAAGTTGCGCTTGCTGGTCATGGCAATGCGCTGGACTTGGGGGCTTGGCTCAACGCCAAACTCAGGCGCTATTTCCATTGCCAAGTTGTAAGTGAACGCCCGCAAGTAGCCTGGCGGGAAAAACAAGTCAGTCGCCAAGGTGGCGGGATTGCTTAGTTCTTGCACCGAGACAAAGTGCCATTCCAAGTCGCGTGTGGGGCGCGGATAGATGGACATCGTAACGTCTGGGTAAGTCATGTTTACAAAAATGACTTGTGGGTACGTTGATGTTACGGTTTTAACGGCGATCCCGTTGTACTGTTGCTGGTTGATGAACTTGATGCCAAACGACACGTTGGTGCCAGGGTCACGAAAGTAAGTCGCCTCATCCAACAACACGGGCCGCAGGCCAATAAAGTCGCCCGAAGGGCCAAGCGTGCGCGTAATTTGCCCTGCGGGCCAGGTAAAGATTTGATCTTGAGTGCTGAACACCGAGAGACGCTCAGTGTTCCATGAGTCGATCATCTGATTCATCGCCATCAGACTGTCTTGCGACACTGATGCAGAGGTCGTCTCACCTTCGGCCAGCACGCCGAGCAAACGAAGTGCCCGATTGATTTGATCGCCAGCAGTGTAAACGGCCATCTCAGACTCCTTCGGCTACAGCCTTACGTGTGTATTTGCGCTTAACTTCTAGCGCGTTCACCACTACTTCAGGTTCTGATGTGGGTGCTTCTGGATTGTAGCGTGTCCAGCCGTTTGTTTCATCAAACACGGCTTCAAGTTCCATCGTGGCAACTTTGGCCCCGTGGACGGGATGCTGAAGATAAATGTTCATAAGAAAACGGGAGCCGAAGCCCCCGCTTTTTAGTTAGGATGCTACCAATGGAACAGAATACCATTGGGTGGTGGAAGATGCCACCAACAACGAACTGGTAAGGTTTGTAATGCTATACGCACCGTTGGCCGCAACTGCATTGATTGCCCCGCCAGTGGCGGGATAAATATTCAGCGCGCCGGCAGCGGTGTTTTTAACAATAATTACCATACCAGCTACCGCTGTAGGCAAAATTACGCCTTTGGTGCCATCCGCCGCCGAAACGACATTGATACCCTCAGCTAGTGCAGCAGCATTGCCTTGAGTACTGCCAGCCGCCGCAACAGCAGCAACAGGAAGGCGAATGGCGCCGGTTGAAGTGCCGGTTGAATTACCGGTCATGGTCGTAGCAGTTATGGTCGTAGCGGTTACCGCTTGCAACGCTGACGCGCCGGTAACGGTTACGCTATCAAATTCAGGGTCGCTATACGCAACGCCTACAGCTTTAGTATTTGGCATGGTGTTTCCTTAAAAACGGGGCCGAAGCCCCATTTGGTTTAGGCAATGCGGTATGCAGTCCAAGTGCCATCGCCGGTTTTACGGGCGCGGAACTGGGCAGAAGTATTAACCGCTACCGCAGCAACACCAACAATTGTCCAACCAGTACCAGCAGCCAAAGTGACTGAATCAGAACCGGAAGCATCAATATTGATGATGATGAAGTCAAGAGAGGCGTTGACTTTTGACGCGGCTGTGATGTCGGCTTCTACCAGTGCCACGGTGGGCAAAGTCAGATTACCGGCAGCGCCGTTGAACACAAACAAGCCATTAGACAGTTCAGCAGCCGTCATTGTCGCGGCAGCAGCCACGGCAGTAGGAGCGCCTTGAACCGACAGAACAGCTTCACCGATATTGCCGTCACCAAGCTGGTAGCCACCAGCGCCATTAGGAAGAGCCATGATAATTTCCTTAAAAAAAATTTAAAAAACGCCCCCGAAGGGGCATTAGGTTTAGCCCCAGATGCGGCAGGCCATTTGTGGACGGATGGTACTGAAACCATACAGAACGTCAATACGGCAAGGCATACGGTCGTTGTTGATGTCGTACTGACGAACAACGCGCAAGCTGATACCGTTGTGAACGGCACGTGCAGCCATGTCAACGCCTTGTGGCAGCAACAGGTCAGCAGTGGCGAACGTGATGGCATCCTTGTGGTAGACCAAGTTCTGAGCGTACTGAGTAGAAGCCGCGCCCACGAAGGTCACAGTTGCGCCAGTTGCAGGCAGCACATCCACAGTAGCCAGAGCGTGGTTGGCCGAGTACATCGGAGCAACAGTCACAGTCCAAGTGCCGGACGAAGCGGTGGCATCAGCCAAAGCAACGAACTGGAACAGCGAACCAGTAGACTCACGGGTTTGTGGGTTGACAGCATTGCAAGCACTGACTGTGAACACGTCACCAGCTTTGATGGTGGTAGACACAGAGCCTTGTTCCAGCAGAATGGTAGAAGCGCCTTCGGCAGTAACGCCTGGGGTCTTAACCAGTGTGGAAGCGCTTGCGCTACGTGAGCCAGTGGTGTGCTGCTTGATCGACTGAGACATGTTGATCTCGTCAAAGCCCAGCACGCCAGTGCCCATCATGCCGTTCTTGAACTGCTTGGAGATAGTGTCGGTCGGATTGAACAGACCTTTCATACCTTCAACCAGACCAGCGTTGGCCGCGGGGTTCACGGTAGCGTAGCGTGGGTTCATCACAGCAGCGTTCTCGTTCAGCTTCTGTTGGGCTTGGAGCAGCACCAGCGAAGTCGAAGGAGTGGTGCCAGGCGTGCCAACGGTGTTACCGATGGTTTTGTACGCATTGGCAACGTCAGCATCAATGCTGGAGGCCAACTGGCTAATACGCGGCTTGAGAACACGCTCTGCGAAGTCGTCCAATTGCATGGTCAGTTCAGCCGATGTGAAGTTGACGCCGATGTGCTTTTGGTTGGCGACAGTCAGGGTGGTGAACTGCTCGTTGTCGTCTTGAACTTGCAGGGCGGCACCGTCAGTAACCAGAGCGCGGTCAGGCAGACGGATACGCAGGGTGGAGCCAATCTTAGCGCCTTCAACAGCAAAGCTGTCGTCGTACTGGCGATTGACGTTGCGGGTGAGCACAAGGTTGTTCTCAAGGATTTCGAGAGCTTTCCGTGTGATCATGTCGATGGTAAGAATCGAGTTTGACATTTGTAAATTTCCTAAAAAAAGTTAGCGGAGACGTTGTGCTTCGAGCTTTTTCATCTGGCGTGCCCTATCAGCTTCAATCCACTGCGAGGCCGTCATGCTCTTGATAGAGCGTGGGTCTGTAGTGTCAAGTGCTGGCGAACCAGTGGCTCGGGCGGTAACAGGTGAAATCGGCGTTGGCGCTGACGTTGTTCGTTTGACCGGAGGTTCTGCGGCCAATTTGGCCTCAATCTTTCCAATCTCTTTCGCCTGACTGAGTGGCGTCATACGTGCGATGCGTTCCGCGTCTTTGGGGTTAGCGCCGAGATAGTAAGCTATCTCAGGCCCAATGTCCGAAGACTGGATCGTTTCAGCCATCACGTTCGTGATCGGCAGTTTTGGGTTGTAGGCGACTTGTTCAAAGTCATCGTACTTGTCCCGCGCTGCTTCTTCGCGCTCCTGATAGCTTTCGAGAATAGCAGAGTGCTGCTTGGCAGCTTCACGCTTTGCAATCAGTTCTTCAGCCTTTTGTAGCGCCAACGCTTCCGTGTACGCTTCGGTAGACTCAAACTGATCAGCGGATGCTGTTGGTGCGGCCCTCAACGTCTGTTGTTCAGACTGACGCTGTGCTTGATCTCGTTCCCACTTACGTTGCTCTCTTGCAAGGCGTTTGCCAATTGCTGCATCAAGTTCCTCTTGCGAGAATGTCTTGGCTACTGCTTCTGGCGTTTCCGGCGTTTGAACATCAGTCGCAGGCGCAGCCGTTGCTTCCTGTTCTGGCACGGGTAGTGACTCCGCTGGTACTTCTTCTAACATTTATGAATCCTTGGATTCCTCGGTCAACCTGGCCGATACGGTTTTGTCAGCATTATGCTGGAATTTTGGCCCACGGTAAAGCAGGCTCAATTTTTTCTTGCGCTAATTGGCGTTCAATTTGCCCCGCTACTTGCGCTTCACCTTCATCTTTTAGGTGCTTGGTAATGGTTTGTTCTGCGCCATTTGTCCCCACCAAAGTAATAGTTTCGGGCGCAAAACACCACGCTAAAACTTGCTGTTCAGTTAAGAATTCGTATGGCACAAAACTATCCCCACGGGTAAATGTGCGGGAATAAGCGGCAGATGCAGATTTATCGCCATCAGTACCCGTAACCGTCAATTCAGCCTTAACAATAAGATTGTCTTCGGCCACTTGAACTTTATCAATGACCCAGTTGTATTCCATGATGTTTCCTTTGACTTAAACAAGCGTAGGCGAAGCAACGGCTCTAAAAACAGCAGACGCTAAAGTTTTAGATGATCCGGTGTTATTTGTTACAACAACAGTAACATTGTTTGCGGCGTTTACATAGCCTGATATTGTCATCCCTTGCAAATCAACGCTGCAAGACGCAGTTACTGTATTTCCGAGCACTGCATTTGGCACTGTGATTGACGCGGTATTAGAAGCGCCATTTGTAATAGTTCCTAGTGTTGCAGTAGCAGTAGAAGCATAAAATGGCCCAATATAACTATTGGCGTTAGTTGATGAATTTAATACTTGACCTAACTTATTTCCGTCTAAATTATTTACGCCCATATAGGCGTTAGAAATACTTGCCCCAACTACTATTCCATATTGTTGAGTGCCCGAAGCACCCGCATTATCAAAGCAACGATTTCCTACCAATACAGAATTATTGGCGTTATAAGTAGCAGTTGAATAGGCAAGTGTAATCCCGCCAGATGGCGTTTCTGTGGTGTAGGTATTGTTGTCATATATAATATTGCCTTCAAGTATAGAATTTTGCCCACCAATAAATATGCCTGGCCCACTAGCGCCGTGGATAATATTGTTGCAAATTCGGTTGGAACTACCCCAACACTCAATACCTTTTACAGAAAAACCATCACTGTCCACACCTGTGTAGTTTCCAAAAATATGATTTCCAGATAATATATTAAACGCAGTAGATGCTGTTTGTGCTATACCAATGCCTGCGCCGTATCTCCAGTTAGAAATTGTATTGTTATCTATAAATAAATACCCGCCTTGCAATATTGTCCCCGAATTTACAAGCACATTGTTTTGAATCCACCCATACTGATTAGTTTGTGAACCTGTTTCAGTTGTTAAAATACATTCGTTAACACCTTGGGCATCAGGTGTTGTGCGTTCAATGTAACAATCTTGAACCCAAAAATAACGGCAGGAATTAAAACCAATTCCAAGTTTGTTAAATTTGACCACTTTGCAATTTCGTATCGCCACAAAATTACTGTTTAAAAAACCAAATGCAGAAGTGGCTGAAACTGAAGATATATCTGCAAAGTCAATTTGCAAATCTTGCACTGTTACATTGTTTGTTGAAGTGCCTGATACAAAACTTCCCACATTTGTTCCGTTTGAACAAATGATTGTGTTGTTTTGTCCGGCGCCAACAAGTGTAAGGTTGGCAACCAATGATAGCGTTGAACAAAGATAAACACCGGCGGGCAAATACAATACGCCGCCCGTGCTGGCATTTATTGCGGCCTGTAAAGCGGACGTGTCGTTGGTTGCGCCGTCACCAACAACCCCAAAGTCCAAAGCATTGTTAAATTGCTTTCCTTGCTGGATCATTGAAAATGAAGTTTTTGTGAGCGCCATGATTTTCCTTTAGGCTAACGTGATTCAAGAGCATTAATGCGCTCGGTTAGGGATTCAATAGTTACAAGTGCTTTTTGTAAAGATATGACAACCACCGCTAAAACCGAACGGTCATAATAACCCCACGGTTTTGTTGTGGAAATTTCTGCGCCATCGTTTGTTGTTTCAATTGTTGTTTCGGGAACAGGTGCGGCTTCAGGGCCGATGGCAGCATTTACGTTTTGTGCGTAAAAACCCAATTGCCTTTCAGCCCCAAAAATTTGTTTTTTCTCATCGTTGTAGTACCAGTATCCTGGCTTTAATTTCATAAGCATGGAATCGGCGTCAACGGGGACGCCATCTTTAATTTTCCACGTTTCATCAGAAACAGACGAAATTACACCCGCCGCCGAAAATGTTGCCGCACCAGCACCATAAGCACTCATGGTAACAATGCCAGTAGAGGATATGCGCTGGCGCTCTGTAACAGTGCCGCCAGATGTAGATGTAGAGAATGTCAGATAGCCAGAAAAATTTGACGCTGTTGCGTTATCTTTTAACCCTGCTATTGCACAGAATCCATAAGGGTCAAATCCTACTGCGCCGCTTACGCCGCCAAAAGATATTCTTCCACCCTTGTCTGCGCTTATAGCATCTGTCGAAAATATATTTAATTGACTACTGCCAGAAGTTAATCCAGGCGTCCCCCCAGAAATTGTTTGGTCGCCCGTAAACGATTGCGCCGCGTCCGTTCTGGCGGCTGTAAAGTTTGCATCCGGCACTGTCACAGTTCTTGTAGTGCCTGTTGTTGGCCCAGACACTTGCAAAATGCCTGTTGTTGCCGCAGCGCGTAAATTACGAACAGTTAAATCATCAGTTGCTACTTTAACAGTTGCGCCTGATTGAACAATCGGCAAAACTTCTGTCCCAGCTAGAGGTGTAGTTGCGCCAGTTAGCGCGGAGATTTTTTTGTCTGCCATAATTTACCTCGATTAGTTAAACATTACTTCAATTTTTGAAGTAATAGGTGGTGCTTCTGAAAATGTAAGTGTTGTGCTTGCCACAGCATAAGTGTTTTTGTTTTGGTACACACCGTTAATGTACACAAAAGTAAAATTTTCGCCCAACGATGCAGAACTTAACGTAAACGCAATTTGCGATCCTGTGCCCGTAAAGTTTTGAACTTGAAATTCGGACGCGCCGCTCCCCGAAACATTGTCGTAAGTGGCGATAAGAACATCGGCAGACGTATTTAAAGTAAACTTGTACGGGCCTGCCGTTAACCAAATTTCACCGCCTGGCACTCGGCCAGCAGAATCCAAAATAATTGGATTGGTATGGGCGGTGACTCCAGATGAACTGGTATATGTAGCTTTGGGTGTTGTTGTCCCCGCAGCATAAGAGTACAGCTTGCCGCCAGCTAAAGGGACACCGCTATTAGTAAAAAACTGAGCCGCTACGCCGCCCACTGGAGAGAGAAAAACGATAGCCATTTAAATCACTCCAAAAGAATCAAGCCACCGTCTTCTTGGACAAGGTTGTCGCTAGATTCGGTGAGAAGGTTGCTTTGCGCTTGTTCGCTTCCACGGCCACCAAAAAGCGAAATAACACCGCCTAGGCCAAGACCTACTGCATTGCGAAAAGCTACACCGAAGCTCATTGTTTGTTGATGGGTTTGGAATACGCGGTGCCATCAGTGCTGCCAATTCGCAACACGCTGACGCGCCAAGGAGCGCCGGTAGAATTGATTGGCACAACAAACGGGATGGGCGTAAAAGCTGGAATTGGTGTGCTGGCGCTGGTAGCCACGGCCCCAACACCCACTTCAACATAGCAAGGCTGGTCGCACCAGACTACTACGCCTTGTGGGCCAGGGGGCCATGCAGTCGTATTTCCAGCGCTAGCACCGGCAGTTGCAGTGTAGGCGGGGTAATCCGCTTTGCTCATCGGGTTTAGAAGTTCCATGATGTTTCCTTATGCCAAGAATTTCAATTTGTACAAAGTCCGCAGATAAATCTCAACGATATTATCTATCAACTGTTGTAGCGATGAGTCTGATTTATCACAGACATTGTACCGAGCACCTTCAATCTCAGCCAACGAGTCTTCTAAGAACTCAATCACGTTGCTGGTCTTCTTTGCTGAGTGCAGGGTGATCGGGCCGATTAAACCGTGACGGCCTTGGTAGGCTTCGGCAAAATCATCAGCCGCACCAACGATGCGGTCATAGAAAATGTTGAGCGCTTGGTGCTTGCTAAAACTGCGAGTGTTCAAGTGAACGCTGTGCGTCACATCACGGGCTAGAAATAGCAAGCCTAAAAAATCAGCGGGTTTCATTGTGGCATTCCTTCAGGTGGCATCATTTCCATAGGCATGGATTCATCACGCATTTCAGGCATCTGGTTCATCATGCTCTGCGACTCCATCGCCGCAGCAACCACGCCCATCGCAATGTCCTGAATCTGCTGCTCAGTCATGCCAGCTTGCACAGCGGCAATGCGCTTGGTTTCGGCATCGTACACTTTGACTTGGGCTTCAAGGTCTTTGCGCTGCATGTCTTGCATCTCAATGGACTTGCCCACGTTCTGGATCATCTGGTGCATCTGCTCCATCTCTTGGCCCATCGCTTGCATCTGCTGCTGCGCGGCTTGCAGTTCTGGATTGTCCTCGCCGTCTGACATGAGCTTAGGATCAATGGTCTTGGCAAAGCGTTTAGCCATTTCCTGAGCGCCAGGCCAGTCCATGTTCTTGACAAACAGATCGCCGGCTACCGCCCACAGTTGCGGGTTGCCTTGCAACAGTTGGGCCATTGCCTCAAGAGCCTCTTGGCGCTTGGTCGCGTAGCCTGGGCCGGTGGTAGCCACGACATCGTACTTGCCAACGCCAGGGTTGTAGATTTTCTCCATCACAATGCCGCGCTCGTCAACGATCTTGTTGACTGGCTGATCTTGGTCAGGGTTGATCTTGACCATCTTTGTCTCGCCATCTTCACCGATGATGCGAGCAATGCGCTGGGTGTCGTAAATTTTCGGGATCAAGTCCACAAGCTGGCGGGCCACGTGCCGAACGCCACGGGCCAAGTTGTCGCCGTAGTGGTAGGTGCCCACATCGCCCTCGCGCTGACGCGCAAGAATTGCTTTGCCGCTTCTCTCATTGCTGCCCATGCCCAAAGATGCGTTGTATTGGCCGGTTGTGGACTTAATGTCCTCAGAAGCGCCCGCTTTGGCTTGCAGCAGGCCGCTAGAGGCCATCGGTGGCTGTGCCCTAGACGGTAGCGGCAAAACAGCGCCTTGGCCGTCTGTGACGTCTGGGTTGACCTCCAGATACGGCCAGTTGGTCGTATTTGCGGTCTTCCACTTGTCTTCGTAGCCTTCAAACTGCCCGCCGTAGCCAATAAATGGCGCTTTCGGGGCCAAGGCTAGCATTTCAGCTTCTTGCGAAACCCAGTAGTTGTACATGCGCTGGGCATCCTTGGCGTTACGCACCAAGCCCGACACATACAAGCGGCCATCGACTTCAAACTCGTTGCCAACGATGCGAATGACGGGGATGTATTTGCCCGCCCAATCGCGCTTCTCAAGGATTTCGTAGCCGTTGATCTTGCAGTACTTGACCTTTTGGCGGTCAGCCTCGCGGCTGCGCTTGGGCTTGCCGTAGATGGCTTTTAGCTGCTTGTCTTCGGGTGTGCCCTCAAAGGCGGTAATGTTGCCAGGGTACAGGTTCAGCGTAGCGCGGTCGTAGTCGATGTAGTAGTAGTCTGCAACGCGAATCGTGTCTTCGTTGAGCCAGTTGCTGATCGACTGGTCGCCCACGCCTAGCGATTGCAGCGTGGTGATGGGCGCTGCGTCTGGGTACTGGCGCTCGTACTCTGCACGGGTCAGGTCTTCAGTGATGAAGCAATACTTTGCGTCCGCGCCGGTCGGGTCTTGGATCATCGGGTCCATGTAGACCGAGAACGAGTTGCGGATGCGGCCAATCTTGATGTCTTGGTCAAAGGTGTTGTCGTCGCAATACTCGGTGAGCAGGCGCAAGTAGCCTTCGCCGTAGGACACTTGGTTTTCGCAGGCCGTGTCGTAGGCCACATCAGCATCCGAGATGTACTCGATGTGCCGGATCATGCCATTGAAAATGTCGGCGACTTCCACATCGGCGTTGTCGTCCACGGGGATGACTTTGGCGCCTGGGCGGTTTTGCCGCTGGTCGTTTGTCACCTGACGCACATGCTGCGGCAGCTTGTTGATTGTTAGGCAGGGCCGTGCGTTGATCGTCTGCCCTTGCACCGCGCCGCGAGTCGCCAGCACATCGGCAGGCCACTGCCAGTGGTTGTCGGGCGAGCCAGCGTAGAACTTCAGGTCATCGACTTCATCTTCACGCGACTCAGACAGCGCCGAAACAGCCATGTCCAAACGCGAACGTGCCGTTGCCAACACATCCGCATCGCTTTTGTCTTTGGCCGAACCACCAACAGCAACGGCTGCGGCGGCGACTATGCCTGTTGGGTCTGCCATTATTTTTTCTTTTCTGCTTTACGCTTGACCGAGTAAGCAATCGCCACGGCCTGCTTTACAGGCTTGCCAGCAGCCACTTCGGCCTTGACGTTTTTGCGAAAAGCCTCGGGTGTTTTTGACTTGACAAGCGGCATGTTAAGACGCTCCGTGAATGATTGCAAAGTTGATTACAACCGCTTCGGATAAATTTCCACCACTGATGTTTCTCAGTGTAATCGTACAAGTGCCCGCGCTCATGCTGCTAATCCAGCAGTTGTACGCGCCCGATGTAGCACCAGAACTTACGTTCAAAATAATCACATCTTTAACGCTGATCAAACTGTTGGTCAGTGTGAAAGTTACATTGGTCAACGTGTTGAGCGTTGCGCCGTTCGTTGTAATTCGGCCCATGCTTGCATTAAGCGTGACGCCAGTTGACTTGCTTGTCTCTTGAGTTACCGCGCCTTGTCCAGCAAGGGCGTAGCCAATTTCTTCACTGGCATAACAAGTGGTGAACTCTGGGTCTAGGTATGCAACGCCAGTTGCTTTGGTGTTAGACATTATTTTTTCTTTGCAGTTTTAGCCGACTTTATAAAGTCTTGCTTGGTCGGCGCAGCTTTACTGCCAACCTTATTCATTTTTTCGCCAGAACCGGCTTTGATACGAGCCTGTTTTGCGTGAATGTTTGCGTAGAGGCCAGGTTTTGTTGCCATGATCAGCACTTCCATCGTTTAAGGGCTGCTTTAGCGCGTTCGCCGTCTTTGGCGTTGGCCGCTACGGCACCCATTCTTGCACAAAATGAATCCTTGCGGCCTTGATCTGCCTTGGTCTTGGGGTTTGGGGCCGGCGCCTTGAGGTTTGAGCCAGTCGCAGCGTTGTACTTGGCTCTACCCTTCTCGGTCAGGCCAGCGCCCTTAGATACGGGCAGTTTTTCACCGCGTCCGACAGACAAAGAAACAGTTTTTTTCGTTGCCATCTAGCTTCCCATCCAAGATGTGTTGGCCGAAGTGTCTGAATACGTTCGGCGGGTGGTTGTGCGCGCATTGTACTCGCCCCGATGGGCCACGGGAAAGGCAAACGTCACTGCAATAGCGTCCGCAGCGTCTGGCGAGGCTAAACCGCGTGATTTCATGTCTTTTTTCGACTCCAAAAAGATTGTTCCACGTGAATCAGGCTTCATCATAGGCGAAATCAAGTCCGTCTTCAAGAACCTGTCGTTCGGAATACTGGCCGTCTTGAGCCATTCCCGCATGTCGCCCCACATTTGCGCCCTCATGTTGCCGTACATGATCGGGTTTTTGGACTTGTTGCCAAAATTTACGCCCTTGATCTTGTAGCGCTGCTCTTTGAGCCTGTCCACAATGCCCGCCCCCAGCCCGCCCTCGTCAATGACGACCAGCGTGGGCTTGTATTCCTCAATGGCGTCAATCACATACCCCACCACGGTCATGGTGTCGTCGCCTCGGTGCCTGATGATCTTCACGATGTCGCGCCCCTGCCGCACGGCAATGACTGTCGCGTCCGCACCGAACCGCGCCGGATCGACACCGATCACAATGGGCGCGCTCATGTCTTGGTATTTGACCCGCTTCATGGCCTCGTCGACCGTATTGGCGCCGATGAACTGATCATCGCCCGCGCTTGGAAACTGGCCGTACACCTCGACGTGCGCCTGGGCTGAGTCCGGCCCGTACTCGTCGATGATCTGCTGGTAGACCGCCTTGTCTGTTCCTTCGACCGTGCGGGCGTCCACCACCTTGGTGTTCCAAAAGTCGCGCTTGGAGTGGAACGTCTCGTAGAAGTACCCCGTGTTGCGGCGGGGGTTGGAGAACGCAAACCAGAACCTGTTGGGCGTGTTCTCCGTAAAGAAACCTGCAGTCACCGCCCAGATGGCGTCATCAATACCACTGGCCTCGTCGAAGATGACCAGCACGCCGTCCATGTTGTGCACACCCGCAAACGCGTCTGGATTCTCAGCCGACCAGAGCCGGCCCTCAACGCCCCAGTACCTGGTGCCCTTACGCAAATCGCGCTCAACCAACTCGGTCAGCCACTTGGCCGGTTGCAGGCTGGTGGCGCTGACCTCAAACCAGTGGCTGTTCAGCCCCATCGCCAGCCACTTGGTAATCTCGGCCCAGGTCACCTTACGCAGCTGCGACTCGCTGTTGGCCGACACGATGGTTGTTGAGCCGATCCGCGTGGACAGCATCCAGATAACCAGCCATGAGACTAGCGCCGACTTGCCAATACCACGGCCTGACGCGACCGCTTCGCGCAGGGTATCGAAGTCAATCTTGCCGCCGTTTTGCTTGATGTGCGCCGCGATGTCTTGCAACACCTCGCGCTGCCATTTGCGCGGGCCACTGAAATGTTCCAGCGGCGTGCCCTTGACGCCCCACGGGAACAGCAGCATCACGAACGCCAGCGGGTTGTCCTTGATTTGGGGCGACCACAGCCGCGCCATCAACTCTTGTTCGTCTTCAGCGCTGTACTTGGTGGACTGCATCTAGTTGTGGCGTGAGGTATTCACTTGGGTTGTTCTCAATAACGTCCATGACGCGCCGCTCGGCTTCGGCCAAGGCGGCGGTGATTGAGATGCGCTGATCCACGTCGATGGTAATGGCCTGCTTGGCGACCCAACCGTGGACGTGTTGCAGAATTGCCAGGCTGGCTTTGGCGTCCCCCTCGGCGGCGGCTTTGTGCAGTTGGCGTGAGGCTTCTATCTCGCCATCAGCCTTGCCCTTTAACGCGGCAACTTCGGCGATCGGGTCAAGCTGGCACAGTTGGCGGTACTCGGTAGGCAACATGCCCGCAGCCATAGCCAAGCTGTCGCCTTTGAGGCCCAACTTGGCAGCATCGTAGATTCGGTTTAAGCGCGCCTCTGTCGCTTCGACTTTGCGCGCCTCAAATGGAAGCGAGTAAAACATGGATTCTCCAGCCACTGGTACGTGTGCGCGGATTTTATACTAAAAAAAATTTTGTTTGTAGCCCCTCCGTTACCGGCTGGCCCTGCCGCTCGGCCCTACCCCCACCCCCTAAGTTAGTAAGCGCTTACTTACAGCCTGGTATGTGAGCACTTACTAACATGCACCGCCCCAGTTAGCACTCACTTACAACCTGGTGAGTGAGTGCTGACTAACATCCTGGTTAGTGGGCGCTCACGCCAGATCGCATGGGTCATTTAGGCTAACCCAAACAGGTTGACAGCTTGCAACATGCGAGCCGGCCATGCGGCCACATAGCATGGGTCATTTGGGTCATGGCCTACATGTTGACCCATGTGGCACATGCGAGGGCTTTTGGCGCTCTCTGGGGGCTTTGGCGCGATGGGTCATTTGGGTCATTTAGCCATCAAATTTAAGTCGCTGCCTTATAACATTGCCACTGTATATATATACAGTATATTGATAACTTCATAATTCAACTTATCAATGACCCAAATGACCCAAACAATAGGCTTTTCATTGGGGGCGCGCATGTGTCAAACGCCCCTAATCTGGCGTCAAACTTTTAGCACAAATGACCCAAGTTTTTGTAAGCAATTCCATTACATAGGGTTTTGGAGGGGTCTTGTAAATCAATCACTTACAGCAACTGGCACGATTCTTCCCTGCTATATAGGTGAGAGGGTAGTAAAAATAAGCCCGTTCAAGTGCAAGAGAATCTGTTACAGTAGAGACTTCAACAACCAAAGGAGCTAGCAACATGACCAAATCAGAGCAACGCGAAATAGACCGAATCAAAGCCGCTGCACCCGTTCTAGGGTTTGACTACACGGCTCGCGCATTGTCCGCACTGTATCGCGCGGCACGCACAGCTAAAAGCCGCGATGAAATTTACAGCGTAGTTTATGCATATGGTGCTTACAAATCAACCGAATTCATCATCTAAGGAGCTAGCAACATGACTTCATTAAATTACATTGACCGCGTATTCACAGAGAACACGGGAGGCGGCACGATGGTTGACTTTGTACAGCTAAAAGATGGCCGCATTCTAGGCATCAACGACGAATATGTCGTGCTCTATGAAAGCCTTGAGGCGTTCTATGAGTGCTTACCCATCAACCGCGAATCCATCAACCTAATAGGCTAAATCATGACCCGCTATATCTTTACCCGCCGCCATGCCATGCGCGCCGCTATTTTGAACGCCGCCGGCGCTCTGGCGTTAATCGCCGGCGCCGTCGCGCTGATGCTTGCATATTTTGATGTTTTAGTTAAATAAAGGAAAACCGCCATGCTACGCTCACCATCAATCAAAACCCTAAAAATCATTTTTGGCGACAATGCCGCTCGCGCAAAAGCAATTTTGCTTATGAATCGTGAGCAATTGCTAAGAACGCCAGCCGGCGCCGCACGCGCTGCTGAGTGCTATAACCCGCCCACTACGCAAGATATCCGCATGGAATGCCTGAACGAACTAGGCGATTTTCATGGCGTTGAATATTTCGACACTAAACAAGGCGGGTGCATGTACTTGAACGCCGGCGACACTTACGCGCCCACATTGGTGCGGCATAACGGGGTTTATCGGGTTAGTTCATGGGGCGATATCGCTGAACGCCACGCCGCCTGACAATGCCAGCTTATGCGCCTTATGTAGGGCGCATAGGCGGGAAATTGTCCCGATAACAGTGGAGTAAATTATGATCCAGACAATCAATGTTTCAGACTTCCGCGATGCCTTTCGCGCGTATGGCCGGCATGAGCAATTCAGTTATGAGGGGCTTGGCGCTCTGTTTGACTATTTAGAAGACGCCGCGCCGTCCTATGAACTTGATGTCATAGCGCTTTGCTGCGACTACTCAGAAGATACAGTCGAGCAGATCGCAGAAGCCTATGGGCTGGAATTGCCGCCAAATGAAACAGAGGAGGAGCACCAGGCGGCCGTGCGCGATTACTTGGACGACCGAACCCAAATTGTGGCCGAATTAGACGGCCGGTTTTTGTACTCTCAATTTTAAGGAAACCACGCCATGAACACAATCACTATCGGGCGCACTACTTACAAACTGCGCGACACATCAACCATTTTTGCAGACCATGCCAAGTGCACCGGTAAGCATAAAAAAGTTAAGGTAAAGGCTGATAAACCGCGTTTTTACCCGCCACAAGGCGCCAGCATGAGCACCGCCGATTATGTGCGCGCTTATGAGAACATGAACAGCAAAATCATGCCTTGGGACTGGCAACCATTGACCGAACACATCAGCCAAGTTCAAGGCGAAGACACTTTTGAGGTGGAAGCATGAAACAAGCAGACTACAACAGGCTCGAAGCCATGCTAGGCCGCGCGCAAGAATTGGCCGCGCAAGTGCTGAACGGGGAAGCGCCTGAAAGCGCCCTCGCTGAAGAAGTGTCTGGCGAATGTGCCGAATTGCTAGCGCTCATGGATGGCGACATGGCCGCGTTTAGTGAGCCTGATCTTATCGATCCCGAATTGCTGGCTTTGGCCGGCGCGTTACAGCCGGAGGTGCAAGTATGATAGATATGCGAGTTCCATCCTACGGGTTAGTTCTGCAACTACTGAACGCCGCCCTTTGCGAGTTAACGCATGGGGAGACTGAAGAGGCCATTGCCACTATTGAACAAGCGCGCTCACTGTTGGAAAGTCTAGGGGTTGACGCATGAAAGGCGTACCCTACACAGTGCGAGGGCTGGCCCTCGAATGCGAATTTGAATTTGAAGCCGGCGAACCGCGGACGCTGGACGATCCAGGATGGCCGGACATTTACACTTTAACCGGTGCATGGCTGAACGGCGTTAGTGTCATGCCGATCATTGACCCTGCGGTTGTGCAAGAGTTAGAAGAACGCGCCCGATGGCCGTAGTGTTGGCGGTCTTAGCTGCCGCATTACTTGCCATCATTCTGAAACTTTAAAGCCCCTCACGGGGCTTTTTTATTTGACCCTGACCAGCGCTGCCGCTGGCGCATCCTCTACAAGTCGGCGTAAATTGGACTTGTTACCGCCGGCCATGTCGGGCGCACAATACAGGTGCTTTTTGCTTGGGTAGTCTGATGACGCCACACGGCCAAGGTCAACCCAACCGGCTTCTTTGAACGCATGCAACAGCGCCTGCTGCGGCACTTTAACGCCTGCCGGTGCTGACCCTGCCAGCCTGTCGCAGACAGCGTGAAAGGGGCTACCAATGACGCCTTTGCTGAACTCGCCTACTTTCAAGCGCATGGCCTCGACTAAATATGATTCTGCTATCGAAAGGCCATGCTCAACCAGGTTCAATTTGAATTCGGTCATCATTGGCGCTGCGCCAGGGTTGAACGCCGACACATCCCGCGCTGCAAGCCATGCCCCGATTGCTGCAAAGCCACCGGCCTTGTACCAGGCCCACATCTTGGCGGCGGCGTCTGGGGTCATTCTGGGGGCATGTGACCACACGCAAAACCAGCGTCTATCCTGCGAATCTAGGCTGATGGGCACGGGGTCATTGCTGAACGCCAGCACAAAGACGCGGTTTGCCATCGCGTATGGGTGTAAACCCTTACGGTTGATCGTGAGCATCTCGGGCGGCGCTGCGATGATAGGCTTCAGGCGGTTTGCCAGCGCGCGGCGCTCCTTTGCGTCTGGCTCTTTCAACTCGTTCAGAATCAGAATCTCAGACTCCAAGGCGTAGCCAAACTGGCTGCTCATGGTGTCGTTGTCCAGCAAGCCCCTGTTCTTGAGGTGCGCGCCACAGACTGACCAGATGAAGGGGGCCCACATGGTGTCTTTGCCTGACCCCTGATCGCCGCCATGCAGAATCGCGTGATTGACTTTGATCTCGGGGTGCTGCAACTTGAACGCCATCACATCCAGGATATGCTCTAACTCTTTGGCCTCGGGCACCAGCAGCCGGCAGTGTTCCAGCCAAGGCGTCACATCACCGGCTGCGGTTGCTGGCCGCGCATCGCGCCAGCGGTTGCCGTAGATGTCGCCGTCTCGGGTCACTAGCACCGACTCGCCTGCGGCGTAGGTGATGCCGACCAGCGCCTTAGCGCCCTTGGCCTGCCTGTTCTCGTCATAGCAGATTGACGCTTCGATCTTGCGTCCGGTGTGAATTGACTTGCACGAAATGTGCCTGAACAGGGCATTGAAGGTCTGGCGGGAGACTTCGCGGCGGTCTTGCATGTCGAAATACGACTCATCGTCTTGTATATACGCAAACCGCTCGTACCAGTCGGCCTTCTCGATGCGGCCTAATTCCTTGCGCTCGACCTCGGCAATGCGCTCGGCGGCGGCGTCTGTGAATACATCGTTCGGCGTCAGCTTGGCAAGCGCGCCCTCCATCGCAGCGGTGAACAGTTCTTCACGCAGCCCAGGCGTATGCTTTGGGCCACCATTCTCGGCCACCCAATCTAGGAAGGTGCGGGAATCCAGATCAACGCAGTGCCCGTGAAGGCAGCAGTACGCCCGATTGGCGGGCATGTAGCGGCCCTCTGGGTTGCCATCGCTATGCTGCTCACTGTTGGGGCAGATCACGCCGGCCCAGCCCTCTTGGTTCGGTTTGGACAGCAGCAGCCCCTGCGCTGACAGCCACGCCAGCACATCGTCAGCGCCATCATCACTGATGCGGATCGGGCGCAGGGTCAGGCTGTCGGCGGCGGCTGGCGTCACGCCCAGAGCGGCGCATATCTCGGGCAGGCTGTAGTCGCGCTCTGGGTGGAACTCCACCAAACGGGCTTCAAAGTTATCGCGCCCAGGCTTCAGGTTGACTGAGCCAGGCAGACGGAAATTGCGAACGGCATTGATGGCGCCAGGGTCTGTATAGCCAGCGTCTGCGATGGCCTTGATGGCCGCGCTGAACTCGCCCTTGGTGGGCTGCTCGTTGAAGGCGTAGCCCCACTGAAACGAGCCGGCTGATGTCTCCATGATCCATGTCGGCGGCAGGGGCGGCGTCTTGCTCTTGGTGCCTATGTCGTCCAGCATCATTACCAGGATGTACTCGCAGTTCGCTGCGCTGGCGCTGACATGACCGTCCTTGAAGCGCTCCACGATAAAGCTGGCGGTGTTGCCATACCATGACTCGCCGGCCTTGGTTCTATGGCTGGGCAAGAACGCCGGCCAGGTGGCTTTGACAGCCCCATCGGCGTGAAAATCCAACGCTCCGTCTTTTAATTTGGGTTTTTGCCTGACTATCAGGGCTGTTTCGCCCTCTGGGGCCAAAGATGCTATAAACTCGATCATGTTGTTCTCTCCTTGAAGTTGAGTTAGCCCCCGTCTAATCCACGGGGGCTTTTTTTATTACAGTGAACAGACGCGGCAAGTCGCCACACTCCCGTCACCGCGAATCTTGCGGCCACTTTCAAACTCTAAGGCCAACTCTTTAAGCGATGCCGGCCAAGTGTCGCGCTGCGGCGACCGGAAGGTGTGCCCCAGCTTCTCCTCCACGGCCACGCCCTTAGCGTATTCTTCTGGGTAGTCACGCCACAAGTCACGCCACTCGCCTAGACGCTGATAGGGGCACACGGCGCAGTCAGTGCGGCGCGGTATCGACACGCCGCGCTCGGCCAAGTACGCCCAAACCTTTGCTTCGTTCCAGCCCCACTCACGCATCGGAAACCTGATTTTCATGTCTTCGCCGTAGATGCCGCGCCTGGCTTCTTCGTCAGCGCGCAGGCCCACATACAAGACCGAACCTTCAGGCAGCGATTCAAAATACTCAATAGTCGGTTCGATCTTGAGGATGCGCGTACACCATCTGGCGCGAAAGTTTGGCAGCATCTGCATCTCGTCAATCAGGCCGTACAGGTCTGTCTTGTGACCAACTTTTTTAATCGGCAGGCCCAGCATCTGCTCCAGTTTGGCCCAGTGGTCAACCATCTCAGGCAACTCGTTGCCAGTGGCGTTGCAGATCAACTCGTACTCACGCGGCTCGACTTCCATCAGCCGCAGCGCCAAGGCGGTCGAGTCTTTGCCGCCGCTTAAACCAATGACATGTTTCATGAATACCTTGTTGTGATCACACCTTCAGCCGCCAGCGGCAGGCCATCGGCCCAAGCTGGTGGTTCGCACATGACGCGGTGCATGCGCGCGCCGACTGCCTCGGCCTGATCGGCTGGGCACTCGACAACGATCTCATCATGTACATGTAGAACGACATCATCTATTTGGCGCAGGGAATGGCGCAAGATGTCATGGGCTGCGGCCTGCGTTATGTTCTCGCAAGCCAAGCCGCGCCATAAACGGGCGCGCGGCCATTCTTTGGCATCGGCGGCGGGTTTCCAAGCAGCTTTGGTGTAGGTCACATTGCCTTCGTCATCGAATTTGGCGTTGGGATAGCACAGCACCCTGCCGGAAGGAAGACTGTACCAGAGCATCTGGCCGTCAAACATGTAGGTAACCCGACCCGCGCTAAATTCATGGTTTTTATTTCGCATGGCGCGCATGTATGCGCCCTCCAAGGCGCTGCCGTGCTGCATGGCCCAAGGGTTTGCCCTACGCCAGCCGTCCACGGCGCGCTGGACTTCTGAGCCGGACAGGTGTATGCCGTAGGCGCGCCCGAACACCTCAAAGGCGCCAGCCCCACCTAGAAAGCCAAGGGCCAACTCTTGCACCTTGCCGACCTGGCGCTGATCGCCGGACACCTCGGCGTAAGGCACACGAAAGGTGGCCGTGGCATTGACTTTGTACGGGTCAAGGCCGGAGCGGAACACGTCCAGCTTGGCCTCGCCGGCGGCGCACTTGGACAGCCACGGATGCACACGGCCTTCGATGGCCGACCAGTCGTAGGCGATCAGCACATGCCCAGGCTTGGCTATCAGTGAGGGCCGGAGCATTCCCTTGAGAACATCCGTAATGCGTCTTCCAAATCTTGGTGTGATTGTGTGTCCGCGCACCATAGCGTTGCGTACTTCATCAGGGTCTTTGGCGCATTTGCGGGTAAAGTTGTGAACCTGTGCGCCATAGCTTGATGCACGTCCGGTGGCAGACCCTCCAGCAAAAACGAAAGCGCCTCGGACTCGGTGATCCTCCTCATCGGCAAGCTGTTCAAGGCGACTGAATTTCGCAACCGAAGACGCCCAGAGGTCGTCCGCGCATTGAATAACGTCCGCAACATGGGCCGGAATCTCATCGTGGTTCTCCATCGCAAGCAAGTTAGCCCGCACAGTCTTGTCAATCGAATATTTCTCGCCAGTCCACATCAGCTTCTTGGCCTCTGGGCCTACGCGCTCAAGCACCCACTCGCGCATCTTAGGCGAGCGCACGCTGGTGATCTGGCCCTCGGTCACCTCGGCCACGATCTGCTGGATTTCTTCTGTCTCAGCGGCGGCAAAGCGCACGGCAGCGGCGCACAGCGGGGCGTCTACCAGCACGCCCCTGTCGTTGATGCGCTCGTTGACGTGGTAGTCAGACAGTTCTTGCTCTGACAGTGGCCGCATGGCTTGGCTGATGGCACGCATGGCGCGCACGTCCTGTTCGCAGTAGGCCACCATCTCGGCCATCAGGGCGGCGTCCTCGCGGAACGGCGGCACGCACAGCAGCCGGATCAACTGACTTCCACGATGGTCTTTCTTCATGCTAGCGCCAGCGAACCGGCCAGCGTCTTCTAGGCTACCAGGCGCACAGTTGGCACGGGCCTGCGAGGCGGTGCAGTAGAACTGCTCCAGCTTGAAGTCGATCTGTAGAACATACCAGAAGATCAAGCGCTCGAAGGCCGCGTTGTGGGCGTAGATCAGGCCGGTGTACTGGCGCACTTCATCGGGGAAGGGTTGGCTGGGTAGCCATGTCTGCACCTCGCCATCGTCAAAGGCGTAGGACATGCACAGCACCTCGGTGCTAGCGTGTTGGGCGTAGTTGTAGACGCCGTGCTTTTTAAGGTCACAGTGGCTGCGGGTTTCGAAGTCTAGGTAGAGCATTTTCCAATG